ATGATGAAGAAGTTCAATCTTTCTCAGATCATGAGCAAGGCGTGGGAGCTGTTCCGCACCACTGGAAAGACTTTCGCTGATTGCCTGCGTGAGTCCTGGAAGATGGCCAAGATGATTTCCATCGGTAATCTGTGGGAGAAGTACGGAAAGCGCCGCGTATATTTCAACCAGAAAGCGCTGCTGGACCTGTGCAAGGTTGAGATCAGCTATTACAAGACCGGCAACGTCTCCAGCTGCTCTGTGGACGGGTCCTGGACTTCCAATGCGGATGGCCGCCGCTGGCTGTCCAGCACCGACGGCGTGTATTACGATCTGGACCGCAATGGCTTCTATGGTCCCCGGAGCTCCTATCTTGATGAAGTGGTCACCGCGCTGCGGAAGTTTTTGAAGATTTAAGGAGGGAATCATGAATTTGATTGAAATTATAGCGCGCCGCCATACCAACACCATTTTGGACACCCTGAGCGCCCTGGGCGTTGACTGGACCATTAGAGCAAACCAGTGGCAGGATCTTTTCGACACCGGAGAGGCCCGGGATCTGTTTTCCCGCCCCATGTCGGAAGATGCCGCCGCCGAAGCTCTTTGGCGGGACCTGCGACACGATCTGGAAGCGGCCTGGTTGCAGAGCTTGACCAGAGACCGGGCGCTGGCTATTGGCAACTCCATTGGAGCGCTGCCGTATGCCACGGTTGAGCTGTGCGCGGATGTCAAAGTTCCGGCCATCGAAGTTCCAGCCCGCTGGAACAAGGCGCACCCGGATGAAAAGCCGATTTACCGCAATGACGAAAATATGCTGCCGTAAGGAGGAATTGAAATGAAAAAGATTATCAATGGAAAGCTGTACAACACGGAGACCGCCAGAGAGGTGGCCAGATGGTCTGATGGAATGAGCTGGCGGGATTTTTCCCACGTAGAAGAGGTCCTTTATCAAAAGCGGACCGGGGAATTTTTCATCCACGGTCAGGGCGGCCCAGCCAGCCGGTACGCTGAGCGGGCTGCCACAGGGGGGTGGGACTCCGGAGACAAGGTAATCCCACTCACCTGGGAGGAAGCACGGGAGTGGGCTGAGGAGCACCTGGATGCGGACGAATACCAGGAGATTTTCGGGGAAGTGGCCGAAGATGATAGCCGGGTCACCCAAGTTCTGTCCTTGTCCACCAGCGCGGTGGAGACGGCAAAGCGCGCCGCTGCTCAGGCCGGGGTGAGTCTCAGTGCTTACATCGAGGGCCTGATCAGTGGGCAGTAATTTACCCTTACAAATGTCAGTGTTAAATATAACTAAGAGCCGCAGGCAATGACCTGCGGATCTTTTCAAATGGGCGGGCTGTTGTTGAACCCCTGGGCCTTGGCTGCGGCGTACTTTACACCCTCGCCGTCTGCCCCGGTGTTTTCCTCCCGGTTCTTGTCTACGATCTTTCCCAGTACAAGGCCTACGGCGGTGCCGATGGGAGTAAAGACCACTGTCCAGCACAAGCGCACCGGTGTATTGGTATTTGATACTCAGCACCGCCAGCACAAAGCCACCAAACAGGCCAAAGAATAAAAACAGAAGAAGATACACGCCATACCGGTTTGTAAAGCCGATAGAGATCATGTGCTCAATAAACCGGTTTTTCTTACCGGACGCCCTCCGCCCGCTCATGCCAAACCGCGGGCCTTTGCAAACTTGTACATGATCGCGGCCGCCTGCTCACGGGTAAGAAGATCCTCCCACATATAGTTGGGGCTGCCGTCGGACAGGGTGCCGCCGCCGTTGAAAATCTCGTTCTGGATGGCCCACTCTCTGGCTTCCTTGGACCAGGTGCCGCTGTCATTGTCCCGCAGCTCGGTGCGGTACTGGTCCATGTACTTTTTCCAATCGTCATAGCTCACGATCTCGTCAACCTCGCTTTCTGCTTTGCTGGCATAGTCCGGGAGGCAATAGCCACGGATGTACCGGCCATTTACGGAGAGGGTGCGGCGGGCTACTGCCTCGCCCTTGTTGCCCTCGATCACGGTGATGGTGTTGCCTGTTACATTCTCCACGATGCCCACGTGGTTGGGGGATGCGGTGCAGTCTGTGGTGGCGTAGTTGGAGCCGTCCTTCCAGTAGTACATGATGATGTCGCCAGGCTCCGGCCGGTAGGCATCATTCTCCTGCCAGCGTCCCTTTGCCTTAAAGAGCTCAATCATCTTGGTGCAGGAGCACTCACCGAAGATAATGTCATGCAGACCGGCAGCCATCCCAGCGGCGGTGACGGTCGTGGCGCACCACTCGTCATCATACTGAACGGCGTAGCCCCTGGGAAGGGGCCGCTGGGTGTTATAGAGGTCGATGATGGCCTTGAACTTCCCATTCGCCTCGCTATAACCCAGCCAGCCACGCATAACATCCACTACACTCTGCCGCAGTTCGTCCTCAGTCATGGCTGCTGCCTCCCCTCTTGAGCCACCCCGCCTGCTCAATCATCTGCACCAGCTTGTCATATCCAAACATTGCACTAAACGCCACCACAAAGCACAGAGCCACCAACGCGGCGATCATCCACCCGGTAATGTCAAACCGATAGTAGGACCACACACCAAATCCGGTGCCCACCGTTACCACCACCGCCACCAGGAACGCCAGCAGATTGGTGGGGATCAGGTCGTACAGCAGGCCCTTGAGGACCTGTACGATAATGTTGGTCACCAGAGTCAACGCCAGCACCAGGGCCAGCAGCACAGGAATGTAAGTAGTGAAATCAGACATTGTCTTCCTCCTTTTTGGCCGGCTTGTCCGGCCATTTATTATGCTTTGACAGCTGCTCAACTATGGCCTTCCCCGCATAGGTGAACACCACCACGACGATCTCAGTGAGCGCTACTTTGGATAGGCTTTCAGCTATCTGCTCTCGGCCATAGTAGGCCAGAATGTAGCTACTCCACACCCATCCGCAGCCATTCACCAGGCAGAACCACACAATGGCCTTCATCGTCTCAATGGGCTTTTCTCTGGCGCCCTTCCGGTTAAGCCAAAAAAAGCCTATGATGAAAACGGCGGCCAGGGCTCCAAATCCTATGTATATCTGCTTCATCTGGGCGCCCCCTTCAGATCCCGGATATCGTGCTGCACCTCGGTCATCTGTCCCTCCAACTTGTAGGTGCGCTCCACCACGCTGTTGTGTTCCGCCACCTTTTTCTCCAGCTGCTCCAGGCGGTAGGTCGTCAGGCGGTTGGAAACCAGGATACCCCCAAAGGTACCCGCCAGGGTACCGATGAGGGACATCCCGGCCACCGCCAGGGCTGTGTAGTCCATTACTCGACCACCTCCCAGGCTTCCGGCTGGTCTGCCGGGCTGTACGCCGTATCCTTGACGCAGCGGTACACCTTTTTGTCCGTCCATACTGTGTACTCATCTTCACGGTACATATCATGGGCACCCTGGACCGCCACAAAGGGCCGGGCGGTCTCCCGGCTCTTGCCATGCAGCGGTCGGTTGAACGTATACCAAGCCGGGTTCCCAGGTTTGATGTCCGGAAAGACGGAGTTGTCGTAGTCCTGGAATACCTCCCATGTTTGGTCCCAGACTTCACCCTCGGCGTGGACTCCGTCCCGGGTGTTGAATACCTCCCCCGCCTTGTGGTCCCCCGGGGCCCAGTCGTTGGCCAGGCCGCTGCACAGCAGGATCTCTTCGTCTTCCATACTGGCTGCCTGCATCGCAAAGGAGGACCGCATCATCACCACCGCCGACTGCTCCGCTGTGGGGATGTACCGGTTGGGTTCGTCTCCGGGTTCCGGCTCAGGTGGGAGAGACGCTTTCCAGGCCTCCCACGCCTCAGTGTTGGGGGTGACGATGGTCTCCCCGTCGTCGCCCTCAGACAGGATCACAAAGCCGTTGTACTGCTTAAAAATGGCCGCCTGGTCATCGGTCAGCGGGATGCATCCGGGAAAAGGCTGGTTTTTCCCTGCTGGGTAGGCCCCGGAAGTGTTTGGGTTTTTGTCAATGTAAATCATAACAGCCTCCTTTACCCAATTGCGGCATATATGTACAAACGTCCATCTGCATTTAATTGATAAAGCGGAGTTGTGCCCGATGTTACGTAAAATGTAAGCGTGTTTCCGCTCCACGAACAATTATTCTGTACTGTAGCAGTAAGAGAAACATTAAACTCTGGCACTCCATATAAAATTGGTGTTACAGCCGAATTTTCAGAAGCGGCAGTATCGGCAATAAAAACAATTTTTGGAGGAAAAGAAAAAGTTAGTTTGCTGGGGTTGCTCTCTCCATACGTTCCGGTGCCCGTATAGCTTCCAACTTCAACCCTGGCCCCGTTTAGAATAAACGGCGCGATCATCTCCAGCGCGTGCCCAAGGTCTCCCCCCAGGTTTGCGCCCACTCTTACGCACTCCGCCAGCGTAGCCGGGAACACATTTTCACCCTGCAAGGTGAGCTGCGCGGTGCTGCCCACGTTGGGGAAGCTGAACTCTGTCTTGGTGTACGTCCATGTGCGGGTGGCAGTCACCGGGGCGCCGCTGGACGTGTTGACGCTGGCGGAGATCACAATGGTGCCCTCACCGGTGGGTAGGTCCATAACCGGGATGTCGTAAGCAAAGCCGTTTTCCACGGTCAGGGAGGCTACCTGCACGCCGTTGACGGTGCGGGTAAGGGAAATGGGATTGCCGGTGTCTGTGGACACGGTATAGGGCACGTCGTGGGTGATAAGGCCCAGGTCCTCGTCCTGCCCGGAAATCACCAGCGCGGCGGCAGATACCACGGGGATACTGTCCGACGTTGCCCAGCCGCCCGCGCCGCTGGAAAACACCGCCTGCACCTGATATTGCACGGTTGTCCAGGTGCCTACGGTCTCGGTGAAGGTCAGCGCGTTGCCGCTGTACACCTGCACCCACCCGTCGTCGGTATTGGCCTGGCGCTGGAGGGTGTAGCTTGTGGCTCCGTCAATGGCTGTCCAGTTGACTGTGATTTGCTGGCCCTGCATGGCCATAGACGGCACGGTCAGCGTGGGAGAAAGCAGAACCGTGGACGCGGTGCCCGTGGCGTAGGAACTCCACTGGCCGTTGCTGTCCTGCGCCCGGACGCGGAACTGGATAGACGTGGCCCAGGCGGGAAGGTTTACACTCAGGCTGGTGTCTGCCGTAGTCCCGGCCACCGTCCAAGTGCTTCCCCCGTTGGTGGAGTAGCTTACCTCATAGGTGCTCACCGCATAGATGGGGACGTTGATTACAGAGGCCGTCCAAGACACGGTGGCGGACGATGTAATAATGGGATTGGGGTACGTCAGTCCGGTGGGGGCTACGGGGCTTGTAATGGGCGTGCGCTGGTTGTACCAGTTAGAGCCGGACACTCCGTCGTTTGGGTATGCGGATGCGGTAGTCGAATAAACATACTGGATAAAATCGCCGGCTTCTGCGCTAACAGTAAATTGTGTTGCACTAGTGGTGTTAGTACCGCCGCTATTAAGAGCAAACTGCACTATTACGTTTGTTTTGCTAATCGATCCCGTTGTGGTTATATAAATTGTTTGACCAGTTTTATTTTGGAAGCAAGTGTCGCTATACTTTAATTCGTTTTCTAAAACGGAGAAAATGTGAACAATAAAATATTGATTGTTTGGAATCGGTATTGTTTTCTGTGAAAATATTTCGTTTCCTGAAATTTCTATATAATCCAAGAAATTGCTTGAAGTAAATTTATACACAGGAGAACCGTTTAAAAACAAAACATCTGGTTTTTCACTTGACGCCCATACATTAACATATTTAGTCACTCCGTTTGCAAATGTTTCGTCAAGCATCGATATTGTATTTTGAGTTTCATTTATAACGACTTCGCTCTGTCTCCATCTGTAATACGTTGCCATTTTCCCACCTCCTTACTGGTTATAACTGACCTGGATGTTGGCTTGCAGCGTCATGGTGACCAGGGCCTCAGCCACTTCTTGAATGGCCACCTGGGCGTTGTTGACAGCCTCCATAAGGTAGTTGTAGCCGTACTGGTTTTCCAGCCCCGCGTCGGTGCCGTTGGGGGCCACAATGTCGCTCAGCTGCCAGTCGGTGGGCAGGTCAGCGGGCAGAGGTACAGTGATGATATTAGCCATTAACAGTGTTCACTCCTTCCGACACGGGGATGGTATGGGTCATCAAAACGGACTGAGACACGGGAACGTAAACGGTGGCCGTGGTCAGCGGGGTGCCGTCCTGCCGCATAAGCGACACGCTGGTGATTGCGCTTGCTTGGGACGGCTGGATGGTGTATGTCACGGTGCAGGTGTTCCCGTCCGTGCTTTTGGAGATGCTTTCGATGTTGATGCTCCCGTTGATTTGAGCGTAGGCGATATCAGAAGCGGTAAAAGTCGCCACGTCCTCCAGAAGGGCGGGCTGGATAGAGGGCACAGAGGCCATTTTTATCACTCCCAGTGTGGTGTCGGTGGCAAAGGGTAGCTCCCCAATGGCCCAGGACCCCAGAATATAGTTAAACTTTCGGTCAGACTGCGTGATGGTCTCAGAGAGCACAATGGGGCTCTCCACATAGGGCTTGTTTACATAGACAATGTGCGCGGGCTTGATCTTGTTGACGGTGTAGGCCACCTCAATGGCATACTCCTGATTTTGGGCATAGCTTTCGATGTACAGGGTGTAATTGGGATAGTCTACCGTGACCTTCCACTCCCCCGGGCCGATCAGCTCGTCCAGTTTTTGGTACAGAAACCAGATGGTAAACGGGGGTTTGGTGGAAATGCGATTAATTAGCCGCGCCTGCCGGAATGCCAAAGACTCAGTGGTGGGGTCGGCGTAAATGCCCAGGATCTGCTCCCATTGCTGGACGGAGCCCACGTCCATGGTCTGGAAGAAAAAGTTTTGTGCCACGGCGGTGATCTCGTTTGCCAGGACCTCAAATTGCTGCTCCTCGGTCTGGCAGATCACCTGATAGTCCAGCACCTCCCGATACCACGGGGGAAGCAGGGAAAGCAGGTCATAATCTAATTCAAGCGGATTCACTTAAACTCACCGTCCCCAAAGTGGGCACCTGCTGGGAGGCCCCGGTCTGTGTCAAAATAAGGTCTGCCGTTCCGCCGTTCAGCTCCACGTTGGTGGCGTTGACTACGCCGGTCACCGTCAGAATGGCGGAGATCACCCTGGCCAAATACACGTTGGCCTGATACTCCACGGTGGTGGTGCCCAGCTGAGTGCCCCACGCCTGCCGCACGGTCAGAAGGTAGGCGGAAATGGCGGACTCCACCGCGCTCTGTACTTGCCCGATGTTGTACCCTGCGGAAAGGGTCAGCGTGGCCGTGACGTTGACCGTCAGCTCCGTGGGGGTGGTGATGGTCACCTGTGCGCCGATGGGAGCCAGGCCAAGGCCAAGGCCGGAAGTGGGCGGGTCAATGGCGTTTTGGACGTTTTGCACCAGCTCCTCGGAGGCGGGGTTATAGTCCGCGCCCAGAATGGAGCACGCCACCGTGCCGCCGCCGTTCCAGGTGGGGTACACCTGCACAGCGCCCACGCCGTCAATGGCCAGGATGTTCTGCCGGTAGTCCGCAATGTTGCCGCCAAACGGCTTTTCGGTCAGCGCTTCAATGAGGCGGGCCCGCAGCTCTGTGTCGGTCTCTGTGTCGTCGCCGGGAATTAAAATGCTGGTGACCTGGGCGGAGGTAAGCGTAGGAACCGGGGTGATGGGCAAAATAGGCCCGGTGTACTCGTTGCCTATGGTGCCGGGTGTTTCGGCGGTCATCTGGTAGTAATAATTCCCAGGCTCTGGGTCGTCCATGGTCGCCGTGGCTGTCGCCGCAAAGTTGATGGAATTGGACCCGTTGATCGTTGAGAACCGGGAGCCGATGGGGATTTCTGCATTAAAGACGCCCAGCAGTACCGCCGGGGAGGCCGGATACCGGGAGATCCCGCCCAGCACAGACAGATAGTCCAGCGACTGCCCCACGGCGGTCTGGACAAAGGCCTGCTGCTGTACCTGGTTCAGCGTGATATAAAACCCAGCCAAGGCAAAAGCCGCCGGAGATACCGCCGTGGGAATAGGTGCCGTGTCCCGCTTGTCGTAAGTATCCGGCACCTGCTCCAGCATGTTCTGCCGGATGGTCTGGTATTGGTATTGGCTTTGGGAAAAGTCGATCAATTCAACATCACCTCCACGGTGGTCTGGGTGTTGCCGTATACGGTGTTTACAGTGAGAGAGCACACAAAATCGTTGCCGTCCATGGTGTACTCAAAATTGGAGATCCCCAGCACCCGCTCGTCGGTGCTGAGTGCGTCCTTAATGCGCCGCTGCACCTCAGAGGCCACATAGCCTGGATTTTGGCCGATCAGCCCAGCCCATTGCATGCCGCTGTTGGGGGAATAGATTTGCCAGCGGAAGCGCTCTATGTTCAGGATGATTTCCACAGCCTGGCGCACCGCTTCTAAGCCGTCTGTTTCGCCCTGTATGCGGTTGGTTTCTTTGTTGATGTACCAAGTCAAGGACGGCTGCTGGATAAACGTCACGCCGCTGGAAATGTTTGCGTTTCCGCTGTTTGGAAGAACCGCCATCAACTCGCCTCCTGTTCAAACACGCGGGACAGAATAATAAACTTCTGCCCGTTCTGCACCCGCATGAGCAGCACTTTGTCCCCCACCTCCAGGGCTCGGTTCAAAATGATGTACCCGTTTTCCACGGGAAGGGGTTTGCCGTGCTCATAGCAAATGATTTGAGACTCTAACAGTCTTTCATCGGAGAGACCTGCCGGGGTGTTGTGGAGATGCTGGAGAATGGGGATTTTCTTCTCAACTACTGGCTCGGTCAGAAGCAAAATGCCAGCTTTCAGCGGCGCCATAGCGGTGTTGATGGTGATCTCTAAAGGATTGACCGCCGTCACCGTGCCCACCCGCAGGTCGGCGGGCTGGGTCGCGTTCTGGTGGTCGTTCATCATCTGGTACAAAACGTCTTTCAGTTCCATTTCATTACCTCACAGCGCCAGGGTCTCAAACTCCATTGTGTGCTCGTCGTTCTTGAAGGTGTGGGTCACCTTTTCCAGCAGCACATACTGGTCAAGGTTGATGTCGCCCAAATAAGGCACTTTCATGAGGACCATTTGCCCCGCCCGCAGGCCTGGGACTCCTAAAGACTCCACTTTGAGCGTCCGCAGCCGCCGGTTGTAATACCCCAGGGATGCCTGGGCCTGAGCCTGGGCCTGGGCGTCATTGACATCTCCGTCCACCGTCTGGTAAAGCTGGAGCAGACCCCACTGGGCTATGTTGGCGCTGTCCTCAGCGACAAACACGTCAGCGCGGCCCGTTTCCTCGTTGGGTCGGGCCAGCTTGACATAGTTGTAGGTCTGTTCGTCAATGTCGGTCTTGTATGTATAGTTGGTGAGCAGCGACTTGTCCCCGATGACTACGTTGGAGATCATGTCCTCGGGCCGCTTGAGGGCCACGCCGTTTCCGTCGTCATAAAACACATAGATGTCCCCGGTGTTCAGCAGTGTGCGCTGCACGGCCTCCCCGATGATGTCAAAACAACTCTGGTCCTCTTTGATGTACGACGGGATAGCGTACCCGGTGTCTGCAATGCTGCCCACGTCCACCTGGAGATCCCCGGCAATCTGGGTAATCATGTCGCCCACGGTCTGGTCATAAAACGCATAAGAGGCATTGGCTTTGAAATACCGCAAGCGGTCGTAGCATGTCACGTCGATGATGGCATACCGGTCTTTGCTCTTGGTGAAAACCCAGCCGTAAAATTGGAGTTGCCCATCTACGGAAAACCGCACAATGTCGCCCTCCAAAAAGTCCAGCCCACCATTGGCGTTGACGGTAAAGGTTAGCTTCCCGGGGGAGCCAGTGCGCTCTGTGGTCCACTGTACTTCCTGGGTGCAGTTGGCCACGTCCCAGATTTGTCCCGTGCGCTTGTTGGCGATCAGCAATTCATATTTCACGATGTGCTCACCACCTGCAACGCGCTTTTGGATATCCAGCCCAAGTCCCCGCCGGACTCCGTGGTGATATGCACGCAGTCGGGCCTGGATTCGTCCACGATTCTGGAGACCACCACCCGCTGGCCGTTGGCGGTGCCGTAGGGGCCGTCGCCATAACTGGTGTAGCAGTATTGGCCGTTGGCGATACAGGTAGAGCCCACCACAATTTGGCCCTGAGGGATATCTCGTTGCACTTCCGTGGTCACTTCCGCTGGAGTTGTGGTAGTGGCCTGTGTCTGGATCTGCATGGTCTGGGGAGAATAGTCCCGATATTCGGTAAGCTCCAGATCGTAATAGAAGTCTCCGGTCTCCCCGCCCTTCTCTCGGTACGTGAACTTGGTGACCAGCACCTGAAAGCCAGTATCGGAAGTCATAAAGGGCGTGCCGTCCTCGTAGTAGCGCACGGGGGTGTACAGGATGGGCACACGGTCGTCCATGGCGCTCTGGAAAAACTGGATGTAAAACTCAGGGGGCTGGAACCCACCGGAAGTCAGCACCCAGGGAGTCACCCGCCCGGGGAAAAAACTGGAGACAGTCACCACGCGCAGCTTGGGGATGCGGGGCATCATAATGGGGCCGATGCCCAGCACGTTGTACTCCCCGTTGTCGTTGTCCTTTTCCACTGGCAATTCCTCGGGGTTAAGCGGGAGGCGGATCACCTGCCCGTCCCGGGTGAAAAAAAGCCCGTAATTGGTTGGCATGTGTCCGCCTCCTTAAAACAGTGATGTGGATGTGTTGACCGTAGACCCGGCGGCCACCTGCTCCACCAGAATGTCCCGGATAGTGTTGGCCAGGTTCATGCGGTCTGCCTGGGTGTTGCCCGTGTTTTGGCCCGTCACGTTGATGACCGGGCTCTGAGCGGTCAGGTTGATGTTGTTCACATAGCGACGCTCGGCCACGTCAACAAGGGATTTCAGGTCTTCCTCGGACATGTTCACGGCCTTTTGGATGCTGCTTGCGCTTCCGGCAATGTCGGACACATCGTCACCAATTCCGGCCAGCTCGTTGTAAGCCGGGACGTTTTCGGTGTACTTGGAGGTGTCGAACATATCACTTAAGCCGCCAAACAAATTGAGGTTAGAACCCCAGTTGTATCCCTTGGCCGCAGCCTCGCTAAGGTCCTTGTATTCCCAGGCCTTGACGTATTCCTTATAGGAGCCTGCATCTATGGCCGCCTGCCGGTTGTTCTGGAGGGTTCCGTATAGGCTTTCAATGCCGCTGGTGAGATTTACTTCCACGCCAGGGATAGCGTTGATAAGGTCCTGGATGCCGTTGGCCACGCTGCGGATGTACCCCAGCACGGTGAGCGCCATGTCATAAAACAGGACTTTGACGGCGGTCACCGGGTCGTTGAAAACATTGCCGATAAAGTTGGCAAACGCCGCAAAGCCGTTTTGCATAGGAACCAAAAACTGGTTGTAGATCATTGCCCCCAGTGTGAAAAACGCCCCGGCCACAATACCAGTTGCGGAAATGCTGGACTGAGTAAAGTGGTTGTATGCTGCTACACCGGCGTAAAGGGCAGCTACTACAAGCATAAGTCCCATGACGATCCACGTGATAGGGGACGCCAGCAATGCGCTGTTAAACGTAAATACCGCAGCGGACGCTGCCGCCGTGTTTCCGGTCAGAACGCCAAAGCCGATGCTTAACAGCGTCACAACAAATTGGTAAGCCGCCGTAGCCGCCGCGGCGATCTTTGTCCAGTTTGCGGCAATCTGAAATACCACAAACGCACCAGCAGCGCCTAAAACTAATGGGGCAATAACATCAACATATTCCGCTAAAAGGTTAATTCCAGAAAGAACAGGTTGAAGCGCCATAATTGCCGTGTTTTTGAAACTAATCCAAACCTGACCCCATGTCATTGGCATGTTTCTAAACTTTTCATCTGTTTTTTCTGCTGCATCAAAAAGCGCATTTTTTACCACTTGAGCGGTAATCACACCCTCAGATGCCATTTCTCGCATTTGTCCTGTGCTTACGCCCATGTAGTCGGCTATGGCCTGTGCAATGGTTGGTGTTTGCTCCAGTATGGAGTTCAGTTCCTCGCCTCGCAGGACGCCCGAAGACATGGCCTGGGTTAGCTGGAGCATGGCCGCCTGTGCACCAACGGTAGAAGCACCAGAGAGGGTCATTTGCTTGTTTACTTGCTCTGCAAACGCCACGATTTCAGCAGAGCTGTCGAACGCGTCTCCCGCCAGAGTGCCCAGCTTTGCCACCATGTCCGCAGTTTCTTGGTATGCGCCTCTGGACCGCTGGGCGGACTGGTAGATCATGTTATTAAGAGCAACAACATCCTGTTGCCCGTCGTTCATCATGTTCAGGCGGGCGGTGTTCTGGGTCATTGTGTCGGACAGGTTGACCAGTCCGGTGACGGTCTGCATGCCCACATAGGCCCCGACCATGTTTTTGATGCTGCTCACCAGGGAGTTGGTAGACTTGGCGGTCAAGTCCTGCTCAGCTTTGAGTTTTTTCAGCTCTGCTGTTTCCAGCTTTACCGCCTCTGTGGCCGCTTTGGAGGCCGCGGCTTGCGCCCGGGCTTGCTCCACGCTGGTCCGGTATGCAGCAGTCTGCGCTTTGGCAGACGATGCTGCCGCGTTCATGGCCGCGCTTTGTACCCGGGAAGCTGCGGCGGCCCGTGTGGCCGCGTCTCGGACTTCTTTGGTGCTTGCGGCCGCGTCGGTGCCCAGTTTGATGTATTGGGTAAATGCTGCGCTGAATTTATCCTCCAGCGTCAGGACCTCTCGAATATTGGCCAAAGGATCACCTCTTGTTCAGCGCTTCAATTTTTCTCTGTTCTTCCTCTCGGTTTACCATGTCACGGAGAGCAAACGCGGATACAAGCCGCTTTTCTCCCGCCGGCAGGTTGTCATATTGAGAGGGGGGCCAGCCTAGATTGACAAAGCAGTAATAGGCCGTCAGCGTGTCAATATCCATGCTGGCCCCGTAGATCAGTTTTTTACCTCAGACTCCAGGTTTTCAGCCAGGCCCGACAGGTCGGTGATCGCCTCCATGAGGCGGTTGTATTCGCCACTGAGAAGCATCTTGCCGGGGACCAGCTGGGGAGACACCACGCCGTAAGTGTCGCACATCTCCTTGCTGGTAAAGTCCGGGGACACAGTGGAGGCAACCACCAGACGGCGGGCAAAGTCCACGCTGTCCAGGTACTCCACCCGGCGGCCGTTTTTCTCCTCCACGCGGGTGGCAGCGCGCACAAGCGCGTCGTTTTCCTCCTGGGTAATGGCTTTGATCTTAAAGGGCACGGGGTTCCCCTTATCGTCGACAAAGCGCTTGGAGATCACCACCTCTTTCTCCTCGGTAGTGGTCACAGGGTGCAGAAATGCGGAAAGTACGCTCATATGTCCTCCTTACTGGCTCACATTGGCCGGGTCGCTGAATTTCTGGAGCATGCCCACGCTGGTGTAGGCAAAGTTGAAATCGTAGTTCAGCATGGACTCCTCGTCGTTCAGAATGGACAGAGGAATGTCGCCGGTCAGGTGGCAGCCGTAATATGCGCCGATCTGATTGCCCATGCTGACGGTGGGGTCTGCGTTGGTGATCTGGATGTCAAAATACTCCGTCACACCGTTATTCACGTAGTTCAGCACCATGTCGCGGAACATGTTGGAGCCGTTGGAACCATAGTACACATTACCCTTGCCGGTCTGCTTGGCTCCGTTGGGCTTGTCCTGCACGCGAGTGGTGCCGATGGTCCGCATGTCCTGAGACTGGACGCTTGCGGTGGTCTGAATGTTTTTGAAGCCGATCACCTCGACGTTCTGCCCGTTTCGAGTCACGTAAATGGTGCCAAGGGCACCGTTTACGGTATCTCTTTCAAGCAAAAAGCTCATTTAACTGCACCTCCTTACACGTCCATGGAAATGGTGACGTAGATCTTCTCCACGCTGCCCACGGGCTGGATGGCCAGGTTTACCAGAATGGCGTTGATAGCCTCACCGGGCAGCACCTGCACGTCCTCAGCCTCAAAGTTCTGGATGCCCTGGTTGTTCTGGATGTCCAGCAGGTAGCCAACAATGGCGCCCTGGAACACAGCGCGGCCCGCCTCGTTGTTGTTCACGACGCCCAGGAAGTTATCAGCAAACTGCTGGTGGATGTCGTTGGCAATGGTGTTGCACAGCCGGATAGTGCGGTTGTAGCGGTACACCTCGGTGATATCGGTGGTGTAGGTCACCAGGCTGTCGATGTCCTGCACGATGTACACCCGGCCGTTGTCGCTTGCCAGGATGAACTGCCCGGCGTTCAGCGCGGCAATCATCTGGGAGGTGGTCATCATGGTGGTGCTCACCGCATTGGGATAATTGGCGTAGGTCAAAGACTCGTTGTACTTGGCCCCGGCCAGCGCGCCGCCCGCCCACCAGGTCACCTGTTGCATAGTCAGCTCGGTGCCGTCGGCAAAGGTCACAGGAGACATCACGTTGATAACGTATCGGGTGTCGGGGTTGGTGAAGTTGGCGCCCACCAGCTGGCAGTAAATTCCGTTGTCGTCGTTCTGGCTCTTGATGAAGGTCAGCATGGCTGTCTGCACCGTGGGGTCGTTGCCGTCGTAGATCATCACATCGAAACTGTACGGCTCAATGGCGGTAAGATAGGTGGAATAAGCCGCGCTTTCCACCGTGCCATCCAGGCCGCCGGTCAGGGCGGTGCCGGTGGTGGCGGTGACCGCGCCGGTGCCGCTCCAGGTCACCCAGGCATTGGCCACCAGGTCGGACACGTTGGTGATGTTGGTCTGCTCGTCTACGATGCTGCCGTCTACCACGGTGGACACGGTGAAGGTCTCCGCGTCTACTTCCTCCGTCACCACCACGGTGATGTCGTTGCCGCGCACGCCGGGATACAGGGCGGTGGCGGTCAACACACCAGTGGTTGCGGTTGCCTGGGCAGAGCCGGAAGCCGTGGGACGGTACAGCAAAACCGTGTTGGCGCCGTCGGTTCGGTTGGTGCCCAGGAAAATCTGCTGGAGGAACATAGCGGCGGGGTTAGTGATGTCATAACCGCAGAAAGGCGTGGTGTCTGAGCCAGCCTCCACGGTCATTACCTGCCCCACAGGGCCCCAGCTCATGGGCTCACAGATGGTTACGGTGCCTCTCTCCCCCACCGTCAGGCCAAGGCCCTGGTTGGAGGTAAAGCGGATGTAAACGCCGGGCAGAACTTTGTTTTGACTGGTCCAGGTTCCGGCCATTATTTCACGTCCTTTCCAAAAAATGCCTTGACCGCCTTGTCGGCCTCGGCCAGAGTGTATTCGGGTTCTTTCAAGACTGCTGCGAGAAAGTCCTTTTGATACCCGGCATAGCGTTTGCTTCTCAGCAGGGCCTCCCGGGTGTATTTCTTAGTTTTTTCCATCGGTTACCTCCGCGTTGTAGGTCATGGTCTCCATGGGCACCTCAGTTTCGGGCACGCTAACCCACACTTGCAGCTCAAATTTGTAGTGCATGGCGTCAAGATCAATGCGCCACTCCCGGTCATATGTGCGCAAAAGCGCGGTTTCTTCCGTGGTGCCGTCGGTGTATGGAAACGTCTCCATTACTTCGTCCAGCGCCTCAGCGGCGGCCTGGTACAACTGCTGCATGTTTGTCAAGTTGTATTCCACCAGGTAGGTGAGATCCAGACCGATCTGCCGCAAGTGGCGCCCGGCGGTTTTCAACTTAATGTAGCTGTACCGCTGTTGGAGAAACATGCACGGGGTCTGGGTGCCTTGCTGGTTGGGGTCCTCATAAAAGGTCACCCCCGGGAAGGTGGAAGCCAAGTAAGACGCCAGGGACCGCCCAATGGTCGAAATGGTAAAATTCACCCAATCACCTCCCCGAGGTCTGCCAGCTCACTTCTCAGCGTTTCACGGTAGATTTCCACAGCAGCCTCTACCATGTGCAGGCCGGGCACATAGCTCGTTTTTGTGCCTACCACAATGCCCACTTTGGCGCTTGGGTCATACTCTAAATCGCCAGAGTATTGGTTTATATACAAACCAGGGACAAAGTGTCGGTCCATCCGGTGGCCGTCGTTGACATAGGACGCATATTCCTTGTCGTTTGACAAAATGGTTGTGTAGCTTCCGCCGCCAGACAATCCCACACCCATAGGCTCTACTTTGCTGTCGGTGGCCCAGTGCTGCTTCATTTCTCCGCTGCGGGTATTGGTTCCGCTGAGATCGTCCTGTGTGGGCGGGGTTAGCTCTGCAGCTTTTTCCACAGCCCGGAGGGTGGCGCTTTTACATGCGTCTGCAATTTTGTCTTGCAGTTTTGGCACGGCCGCTTGCAACTGCTTCACTCGCAGTTCAAGGGTTGTCTCCCCCACTGGTTGCCCCTCCCTTCACGCGCTCCTGCTGGAGCAGCCGGATTTCTTGGTGGGCCAGCCCCGGAAGTACGGCCCCAAAGGGCTCAAAATACAGGTTGGGGTCTGCCGCAAACGCCCGGATGGCCGGGGTGGTTTTCCCCAGACCCGCCCCCCGGTGGATAATCAGCTGGTCGCCCGGCTGGATGTCCACGGATGTGTCGCACATAAGTTTGTCCGCCTGCTTGACGTGGGCGGCTGTCTGCTCCATGTTGATGGGCTGGTTGTCACTTTGATAGACCCGGCAAGGCACAGAGGTGTATAGCTCGGTCAGCGTGTTGGTGGTCAGGTTGTTTGTGGTGGTGGGCACCACGCGCCAGATGTCCACGGTGTCCGTGTACCAGTCTTGGAAGTTCATGGCGCACCCCCGTTACAGAGCGTAAGATCCGCCGAGCCCTACCAGTTTGGCCCGGTTGGCCAGCATCTGGCCGTATGTGGTGGCGTTCAGGTCGCCCCAGTCCTCGGTGCCCTTGGTAACCGCGCTGGTGTCATAAGACACGCTGGAGTCTCCAAGGGTGGCAGACTTAACCACGCCCACCAGCGCCCCAGAGGCCGCAGCCTGCTGGGGGGTTTCATTGCTGGTGGAATAAGTGCGCAGGTACAGGGTGGCATAGTGCGCCACATAAAGGCCAGCGGCATAGCGCCAGGACTCCAGCCACTTGTCGGGTTGCACGCAGACGTTTGCCATGGTGATGATCTCCGTCAACATGGTGGTGGGCACCAGGCACACGCCATCAGCGTTGAAGAACTGCGGGAAGTCCTCCTGGAACTGTTCCGCTGTGTAGTTGCCCTGGGACTGGCCAATGTTGGCAGCCATGGCCCGGACGCCGTAAAACTGGGGGTTTCCGTAGAAGTACATCCCGCAGTTCCTCCTTTCTTACTCCTCGGTGGTCTTGCTGCCGCGGCGGGTCTTGACGCCCTTCTCGGCAGCCGACTGGGTGTCTTTGTCCTTGGTGCTGTCCGGAACAACGATCTTGCCATCACGCACCAGAGCCTGAAAATAGGCGGTCTCCGTGGCCCAATCAGGAATGTCTCCCACATAGTCACGGCTGACGGCGTACTTCTTGGAGCCGTCTTTGCTGGGCAGGATCACGTTTCGCTTGGCCATAACGAACATCAGGACGCACCTCCGATACCATCCCAATAGGTAATGGTCTGGGGATAAAACACCTCAACCTCGGACACGTTGGCAGAGTAGGCGGTGTCGTAACAGAAGTTGGTGGGGTTTGGGGCGGTCATGTTGCGGTTCAGGGGAACCAGCTCGTCCATCTTCACGAACCGCTCATGGTTCACATACACCACCATGCGGTCGGTGCCGGAAGTACCCGCGCCCTTACACCACTGGGTCGCACCGATGTACAGGTCGCCGCCGTTGGCGTTGGTGATGTTGTGCTTTTTGATGTACTCATAGATAGAGCTGAAAGCCACCTGGGCTCCCTCAGACACCAGGGTGAACGGGGTGTTCATGATGTAGGTGTACTCCTCATAAGGAATGAGGATGTGGTTGGGGATGGCGTCCAGGGAATAGCCAGCCTGGGCCCAGGTTTCGGTCAGGGCGGTGTTGACGTCGTTCAGGATCTCGTTGGGGGTTTTGTCTACCCAGTTGGTCTTGGTGCTTGCGCCCTGGGCCACGGTGGTCTCGGTGGCGTCGGGGTTGTTTACCAGACCGGTGGTGCCGTACTCGGTAAAGCCCACATAGGTGTTCTGGTCCAGGTGCTTATCGTAGGTCAGGCGGATACCGTCCTGGAGCAGCTGGTCAATGCTGCGGCCAATGAAATTGGCTCTCTGCATATCCTGGAACATGATGCGCAGGGCCATGGCAACGGCGTGGGCCTTGTAGATGCCCTTGTCGACGTTGGCCTGGACGATGGGCAGACCGTTGGAGCCGCCGGCCTGGATCAGAGAAGAACCGGAGCCGCCGGTGGTGCCGTAGCCCACGGACATGGCAGACACATAGTCCACCCAGCCGCCGCCGCTCTGAATCACAATATCTCTGGGGTAGGTGAAACTGGTCAGGGGCTTGCGGATCATGGGGTCGCGCTTTTCCAGCTCGCTGACCAGGAAAGCGCCGTTGGAAGAAATGCCGGCGGCATCCATAGTGGGAACACCGCCCACAGGCGCCGCGCCGGACTTAATGACACCTGCGTCAAAGGTGCCGACGTTGGAAAACTTGTTCATCTGTTCGATACCTCCTATCAGGCGTTGTTGCGGGTCAGAATGACCAGCTCGGCAATGCCGTTGGCGTCGGGAGCGCCGCCCCACTGGGCATTAGTCAGCTGCACCACGTTGCCGCTGTCGTCCTCAGCCTCAAAGCCGCCAACCTGGGCGGTGGAATAGGTGCCGTTGTAAGTGGTGCGGACATACACCGCGCCGCCCAGGGCGGGGGTGCCGCGCTGGCAATACACCTGGATGCTGCCGCGCTGGAAGACGCTCACAGCGTCTCCGGGGGCGTACTCGCCGGGGCTCTGCTCCAGGTAGGACAGGGAGCTTTTGATCTCCCGGCCAGCGATGCCAACAAACTGCTGGGCGGTCGCGCTGGCGCCCATCTGCACGACAGTGCCGGTGGAATACACCAGGGGCGCGCCAAAGGGGATGTTGGCGGAGCCGCCGGCCACGCGGGTGTTTACGATCATGTCAGGCTGCCGGGCATAACTGCCGGCATAACCGGCGGTCATGGCAGTGCCAATGACCTGGGGATTCAGACCAGCCATGTGTTAGACCTCCTTCTTGATCTTGTGGGGGTTGCGGGCGGCGTAAGCGCTTTCCGCGTCCTCGCACATCTTCTGGTAGTTGTTGCGCCGGGTCTCCTCGGCGTTCTTGCGGGCGCTGTCCTGGGCCGCCTGCATGATGGTGCCGACGGTGTTGGGGCCCTTGATGGTAGACAGCAGGGCATCAACCACGCGGGCGCGCTCCTGCTTGTCCTGGATGGCGGCCACGGCGGGGCGGACTTTCTTCAGCAGCTCCACGGCGGCGTCCTTGGCAGCGTCGGACATGCAGGAATCATCCTCCATCTCCTCGGCGGGGACAACGACGGCGGCTTCGGGATCATCCTTCTTGCCTGCCAGCTTCTCCACCATCTCGTCCAGGTCGCTCTCGTCGTGCAGGGGGGTCTCACCACGGCCGCCCCGGCTCTTGGCCTCCAGCATCTCCAGGATGCGGTCCAGCTTGCTGCCGAGGTCGTCGCCCTTGGGTGCTTTCTCCACCATCTCGTCCTTTGCAGGCTCGGCCGCGGGTTCTGCCTCCGGCGTCTTGTCCTTGCCGGGTTCGGCAGCGGGCTCAACGGGTGCGGCGTCCAGCGCGGTGGCGGTGGTTTTCACCAGGTTGTCCAGATCCTCGGGGCTGGCGTCCTTCGCCGCCATACCAAAGGCGGCCAGGATGGCTTCTGCAAATTTGCTCATACAGGGGTTCCTGCCTTTCTCCGCCTCTGGGGCGGCGTCTTTTATTGCAACATCGTGACCGGCGCGGCCCATATGGACCACGGCCACGTGATTGCCACGGATTCGCTGCTGTTTGTATCCGTCCCCGTCCGGGACGTAGTCGCAAAGGTAACCGCAGGAGACCTCACGCACCACGTTGTTTTCCACGTCGGACGCAAGGCCGGGGTCTTTGATGTACAGGTCAGCAACGGTGTTTTCCCCGACGCGCCGGACGTTCTGGACGTGGCCCTTGGAATAGGCCGCCTGGTTTTCCGGGGTCAGGTTTTCAGGGGGGTGTCCTTGGGTGATGTCCTTGCCCTCAAAGGAGGCAATGGCCGCCGGGTCAAAGACATCCTCGGGATATCTGTGGACAGTGACTAGGCGGTCAGGATCTCCATCAAGCTGGAGCTCCCGGGCTGTGTATTCCTGGTCCCCAATTCGGTTGATGGGCACGTCATGGCAAATGAGATACCCCTCAGGGGTGCGGGTCATGTGGGGGCTGATTCTGGCTCCGTAGTATGCAATCATGGGGTTTCGCCTCCGTTCAGCTTTGCCCCACACTCAGGGCAGAAGTTCACCTCAAACTCCACGCAGTCGTCATAAACCAGGGAGTAGTTTCCTTGGTTGTCTCGGGCCAAAACGACTTGATCTCCTGGCGCGGAGTTTTTTTTAATCCTCAGCCCTGCGCAGCCGTTTTTCGGGATATTGCAAAGGCGGCACATCACTCCACCCCCGACACCAAAGCGGAGTAGTCCACGTGGTCTCCGGTCACCTTGGAGATCAGCTGCGCCACGTGGGCAATGTGGTCTGTTTCGTCTGCCAGCAGTTCCAGCAGCACAGGGATGTCCCCGGGGGGAGCCACGGCCATGGTGGCCGCATAGGCCCGGGTGGCTTCGATTTCGTCCACAAGATTCTTTTGCAGGAGTTCCAAATAGGTCATGTTCATCACCTCGCAGGCAAATAAAAAAGGGTCAACCGCCGATTTCTCAGCAGTTGACCCCATTCGGTCCTTCCCGCCCACCACTTAGAGCGAGGAACGATATTTATTTTACAGGCTCCCGGCGGATGCGCACCACTTTGACCCCGTCCTTTGTCGGGATCACCTCGGCGCGGTCGCCTTTTGAGAGAATGGACTCAATGGCTTTGATTGTTTCAGGTTTCACGGTTTGCCTCCTGATTTTCTGCTTCAGGGTTTGGAATATATGCCCAAAAGTCGGGAGGGTTGATGGAGGCTACTCCTTCCCATTTCCCGTCATACCACCAAGCCATATCAACCATGAAATCAGCATTAGACTTGCTTTTCCAGGAAATAAGGCACAGCCCATTCTTTTCGTGTGGGTCGTTTTCGGTTTTCCAAAAAGAGGTGCGTTTGCTTTCCAAAACGACATCGTTTTCACTTGCTCCAGCTACATCTACAACCACGTTAGAACCGACCTGGATGCTTAAAGAAAGCGAATTGTATTCCTGCCCGCTCATAGTTTTGTAGCAAAATTCTTTTTTAAGGGAAAGAAGAGTCCCCTCGTATTCTTTGTATTTAACCTTCACTTCTGTTTGCCTCCCTGTACAGTCGTTCCCACTCTCTGTATTTGTCATCATCGGCCAGCTTATGCCGCTCAAATGTCTGGTAGGTCTTGGGCACCTTGTCGCCCAGGGTCATGCGGTAGCGTTCCCACTGGCGGTATTGCTCCAGCCACTTAGTTCGGGCTTCTTCCTTTTTCCGGTATGCCTCGATCTGTTTCTTGCTCCGGGGGTCTACCGTGAAGGGATTTTTGCGGGGATTGGAGAAATCCTTGATTTTCTGGATTTCCTCGGGGGTGCGCCCGGCGGGGGTCCAGGGCAGTACCTGGTGCAAACAATTTGGGTGAATATTTAACCACGTATTTGCAAGATTATCCGGCCCCAGCGGGTCCACCTTGCCAAACGCGGAGGCCAGCGGGGGAAACACGGGGTCTGTCCCGCTCTTGCTGTACACCCGCCCCTCATAGGGTGCGCACAGGGCGCAGGTGGTTCCGTGGCTGCTGATAATGTACAGGTCGTGCTCAGGATCAGCGGACAGGACAGACAGCACCTCGGCCTGCCGGGATGTGGTGCGGGTCACCATGGTGGCGTAGGTGTGCAGGCTCCAGTGCCGCCCGGCCTTGTCGATAAACGCCGTGACGCCCTCGCGCCTCAGCTGCTCCACAAAGCCAGGCACTGTGCGGCTCACGCCGCGTCCTGTGGCCTGCATGGCTGCCACTTGCTCCAGACCCACCTGCCGGTAGATGTCAGGCTCCACGCGGCCCAGGATGGCGCTCTGGATGGTTGCCATCACCGTCATGGCGGTGTCGGTCAGCTCTCCCATGAGATTCTGGGTAAGCCGCTGCACGATGTCCATCTGGTCGCTTGTGAGGTTGGCGGCGTTCAGATAGCCCCGGGCGTGCTTTTCTGCGGTTTCCGGCACTTCCAGGATCTTTCGTGCCTCGGGCACCCGCACATAAAACTGCTTTTCAATGGCCAAAGGTACGTATTCCCAGGCATCCGACTCCATCTTTCGCAGGATTTCCTGCACGCGCTCCAGGGCGGCCACCGCGTGGTAGTCAACCAGGCCCTGGGACCGCAGGCGGCCAATCTCGTTGATGATGTCGGTTTCCGCTTTCAGGTAGATGGATATGAGTTTCTGGACTTCCTTCTCATTCGGCGCCCGGTTCAGTGTCGGCATCAATCAGGCCCTCCCCGTATCCCAGGCCCGCAAGCGGGTCACGCAAAGAAACGGCGTCCTGGTACGTCCGCCCCTCGTTGGCTTTGATCTCCTCGTCTGTCAGGCTGCCCCACATGCCGGTTTCGTCCTCCAGGCGCTTGAGCTCCTTCTGAGCGGTGTCCACATTGAGCAGGCCGGCCTGGTACGTGGAAACGATGGCCTCCGCCTTGCTCTTGGCAATGTCGGCCACTTCTTTGGCTGTGGGCGTCCACAGGGGTGGGAAGTCGATCTGGAGGTTATCGGGCAACCGTCCCCAGGCAGATACCGCCATGATGGGCAGTAGCTTCTCCAGCGCCGGACGGACCTTTGCCTCTCTCTGGCTGTCTACATAGTCGTAATAGTTTTGCAGGTCGCTTTCCCCGGTGGCGTTCATGCCGGATGGGGAGCGGCCAAACAACTTTGTCATTGGGTAATGGCTGGCGCCGCAGAGGTTCAGGCACATGGATTCGTAGACCTCTTGCAGGCCCGTGAAGGTGTACTGGGTGTTTTTCATCTGGTCGCCCTTGTTAACCAGCTGGAAGCCAAAGTTGGACATCATGACAGACTGGGCTTGCATGACATTCCAGAAGCGCCGCTGCTGCTCAACAGACCCCAGGGAGAAGAGCTGCTCCAGATTCTGCACTTCCATGGTGTTGATGTTGGCTCGGAAGGTCAAGGCGGCCATGTTGGCGCTCACGTTGTCGTGAGCCACCACGTCCTTGTACAGGGCCTCAACCTCGGACTCGCCCCAATACACCTCCGCGATTCTCTCAATCTCGGGTAGATCGCGGCCGGTAAACCGTACCACGCGGGAATGGTGGACCTTTGCCACCACATGGCCCGCGCTGTCGTTGATGGTGTAATACTCAGGCAAACCAAAGTCAGGGTCTCCAATGTCCTGCACCAGTCCCATGTCGGGCACAATGCCCATCCAGCGGTCCAGGATCATGAGGCCGGCAAAGGTGCCCGGCATAATCGTGTCAAGGTCCAGGGGCTTGTCCAGCATGCCCTCCTGCCCCTTAATCAGGATAAGCCCGGCAGCGCCACCGTACAGGCGGCCCCAGCGCAGCCCCAGGTTTAGCTTTTCCCGTACCTTGGTGACGCGCTCCACGCGCTCCAGTTCGTCCAGAAGGTCAGGAGAGAGGGAGCCCCGGATTTTGTACCACTCCCGCAGCATGTCATCGACCATCAGACCGACCACATTCTGCACCACCCAGTTGTCCCGGTACAAGGAATTGAGAAGTGCATAGTTGTCGGTCATGCGGGTCAGCGGGTACTCGGTGGCCTCCAGGGGAGACTGGCTGCCGTAGCCCAGCCGGAAAAGAGGATTGCTGAACGCGTCCGTGGTGGCGATATTCTGTTGTCCGCCCTTGGGTATGGACTTGTTTCGTCTGGACAACTTAAAACCTCCAATCCGGCAAGCTGTTCGAAAAGTATCGTAATGCGTCAGCTCCGTGGTCTTTTTCTTTCAGGGGCTTGTCAATCCCTAGCTTGCAGGATTTTTCATCCCACAAATAGGTCCCCATTTCTCCAATCAACGGAGCACATGCTTTGTTGATAAGCAGCTTTCCCTGCTGTATCAATGTGGCTGTGCGGCGGATACCGCCCAGCACTTCATTGTCCGCAGCTATTACATAAAGGCCCCGGCGGCGCAGAGCCGCAATAAACGAGGCGGCAGACGGGTCCACGATGATGGCGCACTGGTCGCCGTGAAGAAACGCTTCCATGTCGTCGGCATATTCTTCATCTGTTTTCTGCCGGTGTTCTTCCCGGCTGTCCCAGCGGTATTCCCGGTCCACGTATGCCGTGCCGTCATATTCGTATATATCAAGAAAAACCGTGGGGTTGGTCGTTCCATAGTCGCACGCAACAGTGCGGACTCCGTCAAAGTGAAGGGACGCGGGCGCTTTGTCATCCGTGTATGTGTGCTTGTCCGGGTCGAACATGTCGTAGATCAGGCCCTCGGACATGACCCAGCGCCCCAGGATGAACCTCTCATAAAACACGCCGCTGAACATGGCCCGGTATCGTTCCTTGGTGGCTTCGTCCAGTGACGGGTTGTCATCCATGACAAAATGCAGGTGCAGGGCGTTGTGCTTCTCCGGCTTCAAGATCCACTCTTTGCGGAACCAGTGTTCTGGGCCCTCGGGGTTGCAATTGAACCACAGCTTAGAACCAGATACAGAGCACCGAGCAAGCGCCTGCTCCACGAAAGACCTTGGCATAAGTGCCACCTCGTCCAGCAGCACCCCGGCCAGCGTGATGCCCTGGATCAGCGCGGCGGAGGATTCATCCTTGCCGCCAAACAGGTAAAACCGGTTTTCCCGGTTGCCCCGGCGGGCAATGATAACGTGGTCGGCTCGGTTGTATTTTATGTCGAATTGCTCCTGTAGGTACTTAATCCCCAAGAGCGGTGTCACGATGTTTCTCTGCACCGCGCCCACGGACTTGCCGCACATGGCAAAGGCGCAGTCTGTAAAGTTCCCCATCCCCCACAGGAAGAAGGACAGGGACATGCAGATGGTCTTGCCGCTGCGCACCGCCCCGTCCGCTATCAGGGCATCATAGCCCATGTACGGGAATTTGAGGATTTCCCGTTGCTTTTCAGAGAAGCCCATGGGCCTTGTCCTCCTTCAAGCTCTTGGTGATGGGGTCGTCCTCGGTCTCGTTCTTCTTGGAGCCGCCGGCGGCGTATCGCTTCATCAGGCTGTCACCAGCTTTGAGCCGATCAGAGAGAGAAGCATCCAGGCCGAACTGGTCCTTGACTTCCCCCCGCATGACTGCGGAGTAAAAGCGCAGCACTTCGTCGGCGTCTGCCACCAGATTCTTGTCTTGGTCGCCAACTCTTTCGTGGATGTAAGCTTGAATGTCAGGCTTTGTGAGGTTTTCATTCCCGATTGCTCGGGCTGTCTTTTCGCTGTACCCGGCCTTTCTCGCGGCGTCTGTGGCGTTCCCGCTCTGGATGTAATATTCACAGAATTTCTTCTGCTTTGGCGTCACTCTTCATCACCGCCATAAATAGCGGCCAGCTTCTTTACTACTTCGGCCAGTTGGTATGTCTCCAGGTGGGTGACGGTGTTCACCTTCCCGGCGTCGTTCTGTTTGGTTTCCTGCAGCACGAATTTCGTCACCATCCTTCCGGCTTTCTCTGAGTAACTTTGAAACTGATTGACTTTGATGTGCCGGCCCTTTTGGCAGAGTGCTGTCTGGAGTTTGGTTGATAACTGTCTCAGGGACGGCATGGTGTTCACCTCGTTTGGTATGCTTGCAAACCTCCAACCATCCCACACCGGTTCAGTCTGCCAACTTACGCTGCATCATTCACCGGTTTCTTTTGCAAGCATTTGTGCCACACTCCGGTTCTGCCCCGGCTGGTCCTCTCGTTTGAGCGCCGCGTGACAAATGGCCCCTGTGCTGAGGCCATGCTGCGGGTTTATCGGCTTGCCTGCATGCCGGCCGTCTTTCCGTGCTGCCATAGTCCAACTGCCGTTACCGGCTGGTGGGTCTCCTGGGGATCGAACCCAGACCAGGCCGTTATGAGCGGCCAGCCCGTACCAATGGGCCAAAGACCCGTATTTATAGCCAGCGTTTTCCCTAACTACTCATACCCAGATGTATATCCGTATCTGCCCCATACGCCCCTTCGTCTTGGGCTGGTTTTCTGCTTCATCGTCTCTTGCTGGCAAAGAGGACTCAGCAAAGGAAGTGCGTGGACGAAGATCAACACAAAATTAACCATTACACGCACCACCTTCCTGTATTTTTCAGCGCACGCTTGGTGCAAAGTTTGCCCTTGACCGGACTCGAACCGGTGACCTTTTCATTATTTGCGAAGTGCTCTTGCCACCTGAGCTACAAAGGCATAGGAGGCCCCCCGATGCCGCAGGGGGCCTATTCGGTTATGTGCCGGATGGGCTCCGGCGGGCCACAGCAAAGGAGGAAGAAACGGAAGAAAGGAGTGTGTGGGCAAGGGGATAACCCACAATTATATTGAACCACGCCAGAAAATAAAAATTCCCCTTAAAAGGGGAATTTTGAAAATTTTTTATCTGTAATTTGCCCGGCCGGTCAGGTAGTCCAGGGACACTTCGAAAAAGTCCGCCAGTGCCACAAGCGCTTCCATACTGGGCTTTGACTCCCCGCGTTCATACCGCCTCACCGCGTCGTTCTGGAGGCCGCAAAGCTGAGAGACCACCACCCGGCTTTTCCTGCGCTCCTCCCGCAGCTTTTGCAGGCGTTCCCGAAAAAGATCCTCGTTCAATCCGCCACCCCCTGGAATGACTCCCGCAGCTTTCCGCCGCGTGTCTCAAACTCCACCGTGTGGTATCTGCCCTTTGGGTGTATGTAAACCACGCGCCCTTTGATGGGGTGCCGGTTGGCCTTGCCCTCTCTTGGGTCGCTGTCGTAGAACGTCTCAGGCGTCCTGAGCACAGAATCTTCCAGTTTCATTTCTTCACCTCCATGATCGTGCGGTCCAGCCTGTCCAGCTTTTCCTGGCGGATTCTTTCAGCCGCGCTTTTGACCTGGTACAGAAACTCAATCTGATCCAGCATGATGCGCACGTCCGCGATTTCCTCCGCGATGTGCTCCACCGTGTCCCGGCTCTCCATGTGGTGGCAGATGGCGCCGGTCAGTTCGGCCATTTCCTCAAACAGCTTGGTAATTCGGTTCTGTGCGCCCCAGACGTTGATCGCGTCGCGGTAGATGTCCTCGTCTGTACGAAAAGTACAGGCTCCGTTTTCACATGTCATTGATAAAATCACCCCGTTTTTGTGAATGTAAAGTGCAAACTTTCAAAACGTTTGCATATTATTCAAAGTATAGTTTATGTATCCATTGTTGCCCCGCAGTTTGGGCAAGAGACAGCCCGTCCAAGATTCCAGTCAAGGTCTCTTTCCCAACTGCAATTTGTGCAAACCGCTTTGTTTTGTTTGTTGAAGAACTTCCACCGAGCAAGCACAACCAGCTCAACGTCGGCGGCAGGTGCATGTGCAATCTCAGCAAACGCCGCCGCATAATCTCCGCTGGTGCGCTTCACCACATCCAAGGCAAAGTTGCGTTCAATGTACTCAGCCATTCTGTTCTCCTTTCAGCGCGGCCTCGGCGGCTTCACGAGTGAGGAATACGGTTTTTCCAACTTCTCTAACAGGGATAGCGCACGTCTTAGTGTGTATAAGCACCTCACCGTTCTTTAAAATTGAAGCGTACTGAACGCCGGCGCGCTCCACTTTTCCTGTGTCTACCCTGAACATGCGCAACGTGTTTTCCTTTGCCCATATTTCTTTTCCAATTAAACGTTCAGCCTCCACCAGCTCCCGCAGGCGGTCCAGGTCGTAGTCGGCGCCCAGGATTGCTTCTATTTCACTTGCCCTTAGCGCCCTCTTTTTTGCGCTTTCAAAATATTCGGCAAACATTTCCGCCTGGTACTCTGGGGGCTGACATAGGTTTTCTTTTCGTTCCACGCTTATTCCTCCTTCTGACCGCGCCACTCAGATTCGTACTGCCATATAGAAATAGAATCTGCATTTTCCCTAAGAGCAAGGTACATATCATACTGCACCAGCGGGTGGATCTGCTCGTCAATAAAGTCGGCAAGGTCATCAACTGCGGAGGCCACGCCGTTTAGCTCTTTGACTGCTGCGTCCCTCTCCCTCTCCGCCTTTTCCGCCCTGGCCTTATACTCAGCCATAGCGCGCTGCAAGGTCTCCTGTGAGGCTTCTGCGGCCTCGGCGCGGGAAAGAAGGTCAGTAATTGCAGTGGCGGCATCTTCCGTCATTTTTGGAATGCACTTGTTCATATCATTCCCCGCAAAGAAAATGCACCATAATTTACACTGAACAATACCGTGTCTGCTTCCGCATAACTTTACAGACTTTGCAACTTTTTTGTAGTCCATGCTTAATCTCCTTCCCAAATCCGCGGTTTCCCATCCGCGTCCACCATAACAGTCATTCCGCCTCCACTGCCTGAATTGTGGAAAAAATACATTACTCCGGTTTCTGTGTCTACATATACGGTGTTTGTGCCTTCGCTAATCGCAATCACAAACCGATCGGAATCTTCTTGATACCCTTCTGCGGCCTTGGTTACGTTGCACCCAGTCAAAATCAAAACAGCGCACAAACACGCCAAAACAACAAAAATGACTTTTTTCATGTCAGTCCTCCAGTCTATAATGCACATCCAGTTCCGCCAGCGTCTCGCAATCCATATCCAGCACCGCTTCCTCGTACCCGTCCGCCGCTTTGATCTTGGTTGCCCGCACGTCGGTGTACTCTCCAAAGCCGATATTGCCCCAGTACGAATTAAACATGGCCTTGGCCCGGCCTCTGGTCGGCGCTATGATGTAGCATCCCCATTCGTCGTTAACGTACCAGCAGAGCCAAAGGAACATGGTTATTCCTCCTTTTTTACTTCGGATATACAAAAAATAAAAGTGCAAACAGAGCAATCCACCATTTTTCCTGTCCGTATGCTAAAATTGTGAAACAAATAATACTTGTGCAATCTATTGCAATCATCCCAATCAACGACTGCGTGCTCACACTTTCACCCCCTCAGCCGCTTCTCCAGCTCGGCCAAGGCTTCCGGCGTCCTCGGCCTGCCGCATCGTTCACAATACTTGTGAATGGAAGATTCCCACTTGGAATATCTATGGCAATCTTTGCAGTAATCCGCATCACCAAACAATTCGTCCGCATTGTGGTCACAGGTCGCACAGTTATTCCGGCACATTTCACCGCACGGCTTCCACGCCTCCCGGTCGATGTTGGCTGGCTGGTAGGAGTAGGCAATCCAAGTTTTCCCGTATTCCTCCAGAATGTACCCTGCCGCACTTTTGGAAAGAAGAACCAGGTATTTACCACGGTCCCAGTAAATCAGCCTCCACCCGCTTTTTTCTGGCTTTTCCAGATCCTCCACCCACACGGGCCGCCCGTCCATTTCCCGCAACTGCTCCAGAGTCAGCTTGACCATTTTCGTGACCTCACGAAAATGGTCCTGCACCGCCTCCAGGCACGTCCGCATAATCTCCATCTGCGTTGCCCACTCCTGGGTCATTTGGCATCCGTTCAGCTCCGGGGCAAGCTCTAATGAGCGGATTTCCTCGTTGATCCAGGCAATAGCCTTTTCACGCCGTTCTTGGTTCATTCTGCAACCTCCGTTTCTTTCGCTGGTATCTGTTGTCTGCCCTGGCCGCCTCCGGGTCGCTCCAGTAGCGCTCACGCGCCCGCTGTCTCTCTTTTTCAGCATGGGCGGCGTAGTATCTCCTGTTTTTCTCCCGGGTGTCTCTGGCGGCTTCTTTTTCCTTTCTGCGGGCATCCGTCAGGCCGTCCCACCAGCCGGGGTGCGCATAGCTGGCCCGCCAGCAGGATTCACAACAAAAATAACAAGTCTTTTGCTTCTTCCCGTCCACGTTGTACATCTGACGCATGAACGGGTTGTCTGCTGTTGTTCGGAACACCTTTCCGCATGTGTGGCACGTCCGGTACAGCGTCAGGCGGTTAATGGTTTTACGACGCACGCTCATTCCTCCGCCTCCTGTATGATCTGGCGCAATCGGTTTTCGGACCGGATTCCGGTATGTAGCGCAATCTGGCGCAAAGTTGCCCCATTCTGGTGCATTACCACAATCTGGTCTTTTACGTCTAGCCTATTGATTCCATCGGGGGTGTACTGCGGGCAATCATGAATGGCGTATGACTCCATAATGGTTTCGCCGTTGATGCTCCGGCTTGTCGGCTCCGCGTCCCATCCAGGCACAGGCTCAAAGCGCACCTTTCCGGTCTTTGGGTCAATAGCGGTCCAGGAACATTCGCCCAGGGCATTGGCACACGTCCAGCACTTCTGCATCAATATCCCGCCTCCCGGTATAGCTTAAACCAGTCATCTACCGGCATGGTCACCAGCCACCCGCAGTTGTTGCGGCGGTGAAACACCGCAGGCATAAGCCCCTCCGGCGCGTCGTGTACCGCCTGGCTCATGGCGTCCTGTATGTTCAGGTGTTCCACTCGCTTGACCTCTACATGTACCCCAGGCAAGCCTACAACGTCGGCAGCCTCCCCGGTGTTCCCGCAGTACTGGGCGGTGCGCCTGGCTTCATATCCCTGTGACTTGCAGAGCCTCACGAATTCCAGCTCCCCGCGCTTTCCTTTTCGTTTGCTGTTCATCTCGCACCCCCAAAAATCTTCCGGGCCAGCGCCAGCTTGCCCGCCGCTGCTTCCTTCCGGTATCCCTGCGGCTTAAAAAACACCGGCACGCACATCTCCAGCACCCGGCTGTAAATCCGCTGGTATGCCATGTTTTTCGGAGTCTTGATCTCCTGCAAACTCAGGTTCGTGGTTACGATCAGCGGCTTGCCGGACTTGTACCGCTCGTCTATGACCGTGTAGACGGTCTCCAGGGCATACTCACTGTCTCGCTCCGCCCCCAGGTCATCCAGGACCATGAGCGGGTATCGGTGCAGGTTGGCAATGATCTCGCTTTTATCCCACCCCGCGTTGATAATACGCGGCAGGCTGGTCACCATCACCGGCACGCCCTTGGCCAGCAGCGCGTTGGCGATACAGGCCGCCGCAAAGGTCTTTCCGCCCCCGATGGCCCCGTAGAACATCAGGCCGGCATTGGCTGCCAGCATGTCGGGCCACCTCTCCACGTAAGCGCGGCACCGGCTGATATTCTCGTTTTCCTGGGCCGCCTCAAACACGCACAGCTCCAGTTGTCGGTCCTGGACACACTCCGCGCGAAGCTGTCGCAGTCTTATGCGCTCCTGTCGGTCCCGCTCCGCCTCCCGCAGGGCCTCATATTCCCGAGTCTGGCAGGCGCACATGCAGCCCACCACCCGGGTATGCTCCCCAATTTTCAGACGGCATTGTTTGGGCGTCCGGCAATGCCCGCAGTACAGCAGGCCGTCCTGCCGGTAGTCGCCCGGCTCTTCCTTGGCCGCGCTTCTCGCTGCGATGGCGGCCACAATCGCGTTGGTGTTCATAGGCTCTCGTCCTCCGTGTGAGAATAGTCCGGCATGCCGTCCGCCGGTTTATGCTGCCTGCGGGCCTCCTGCCGCTCCCAGTCGGCCAATGATCTGACTCCCTGCCGCTGCTTGTTCTGGAGCACAGCGTTGACATAGTTCCAGTTTCTTGCCCCGGCGTTGATTGCCGCCTCTATGGCCTTAAGGCACACGTCAGGCCCAATCTCTTTGACATAGGCCTTGATGGATTCTGTGCTGGAATACGACGGGTGTGGTTCGATCTGGTTCATGTACTCGGTCATGACAGCAGCAAGGCCAGGGTCGCGGCCGTCGCTATATAGACATTCGTCCTCATTCTCATTCTCTTTCTCATTCTCCCCCTCTTTCTCTTTCTCCCTTTCGGGTTCCTCTCCCTTCCGGTTTGCTTCCAGTTTGCTTCCGGTTTGCTTGCTCATTCCTCCGCGCTTCCCGCTTTCTGCTTTGCGCCTGCTTGAATCAAGAGTGGGACGAATAAGGTCAAACGCAATTGCGGCAGAGTCAGGCAACTTGTCCATGTCTGGCTCGGTTCCGTACAGTGCATAATTGCAAATTGCGTCGTATGCGTCGGCCCTATCCGCCTTTTTCTTGATTCTGGAAAGAGCGGAGGCAAAGGAGGCGTAAAAGGTAAATTGGCCTCTGCTCATGATATCCTCCTATCAGAACGGAAGTTCTCCGTCCTCGTCCTGGAGCTCCTGGAACTCGTTGGTGGGCTGCTCCGGTTCCTGATAACCGCCGGACGAATAGCCGCCCTGGTAATCTCCGTCCCGCTTGGAGTCGCCAAAGTAGACGTTATCAGCCACCACCTCGGCGGTGCGGCGCTTGTTGCCGTCTTTATCCGTCCAATCCCGGATCTGGAGCCGTCCCTCTACCACGGCCATCCGGCCCTTGGAGAAATAGCGGGAAACGAATTCGGCGTTGTTTCTCCAGGCCACCACGTCAATAAAATCTGTGGCCTTTTCGCCGGTGGCCTTGTCTTTAAAGTCGCGGTCAACAGCCAGGGCAAAGGATGCCACCGCTGTTCCGGTCTGGGTGTGTCTGATGTCTACATCTCTAGTGAGACGGCCCATGATGATGATACGGTTCAGCACAAAGACCCCTCCTTTTTGACAAAAGCCTGTAACTCCTCGGGGGAGTAATAGACGCGGGCCCCGATGGTAACGGCCCTCAGTTTCTTGGCGCGTCGCAACCAATCAAGCGTGTCAACGCTGATACTCAGGTACTTGGCCGCCTCAATGCGGGGGATTAAAAGCTTTTCCATTTTCTTTCCTCGCTTTCAATTTCCAGATGCGGCACAGCGTCCGGTCAAGGACTATGCCGCCGGGTAAATGGTACTTGCCGAAAAACTCGCTGTCTGGCATGGTGTGGGCCTCTGTATGGTGGCCTCTGCAAAGCGGCAAAGCCTCCAGGCCCTCATGCAAGATGTCGGTGCGGTCGCGCCCCATAGCCACACGGTCCACGTGATGAAGATCAGCGTGCCGCCCGCAGATCACGCACTTTTTGGAAATCAGGCAGGCGTATATGTAGTCGGGCACATCGTCCACCATGTTCAGCAGGGAGAACTTTGTGGGGATGTCCCAGTCCAGAATGAACCGGACCAGAAACCGTTGAAAAGCGCAGACCAGAGACATGGGCGCGTTGCTGAGGGAAAATATCTGGTCTGCCGTTCCCTCCAGATCCTCCAGCAAGAATTTGAGTTTCAGCCATTCCTTAGATGGGTCCTTGCCCATGCCGGTGTAGTCGGATATGGCGCCGATCAGCGCATAGCATGTGCGGCGCTGCTTATCAGAGAGGGGCCGGGAGTCAATGAGCTGCACCAGGCACTCCCGGTATTCCCTCTTGGTCATCGTGTACCAGTCGCCATAAGGAACCCGCACCAGCAACTCCTGGCGGCGCTCGTCATACCCAACGATGCGCCCCCGGGAGGTGTCAATGGGTGACTTCATCCTTTCGCCACCTTCTTAGCGCAGGCAATACAGTACACATGGCCGTAACGCTCACGGCTTCGTTTAGCCATGACGGCCGCCGGGATAACCTCCTGTCCGTCGTTGTACGACTGAATGGGGGCGCGGCAGAGTTCGCAGAAAATCCCAACGTGCTGGCCGGTTCGGGTGACCTTTGAGTCCTCGCTGGCTGTCTGGTCTGGATCATCGCCGGTGATGATCTTGTAGGCTTTCAGAAGGGCGTACTTGTCGCCGTAGGTCATTGCCTTTCCGGGGGCCTTGTCGCCGCTGTCTACGCCGTCGCCGTATGTTGTGACCTCCACCACTTCCTCGGGGTTTTCGATGTTAACAAATCGGTAGACGGTTTCCACCCGCATAAAAAACTTGCTGGTTTCACTCTCCTGAAGTTCTCCGCTTCTCTGGTCGCGGTACTGCTTCTTCGTGGTAATTACGTCGCTCTCCACGATACGGCGGGAAGCTGGGTAGGAGTAGACCTTGTACTGCGCCTCCAGGGGCTTGACAGCGGCAAGAACGTCAGCTTCACCAACTGCCTTATATGCGCTTCGACCTTCTCCAACTCGGAGGTTTTTGGCTACCGCATTGAGTTCGGCGGTGATTGCCGCCAGTTTCTCATAAATATTCATGCTATCCTCCTCAATTCAGCCAGTCCTTATATGCCACGGAGCAGACGTGGCCGCTAAACTCGATGAACTCGTCCAAGATCTCCGGGTATCCCATCCGCAGCCACTCGACCAGCTCAATCCGGTGATCGTCGATGTAGTCCGCCCGGTTCTCCGGAGTGTCCCCGTTCTCCTGCTCTGCCCCGCGGGGATATCCTGTCGCCAGGGCGGCGGTAATGTCCGGGTGATCCATCATCTCGTCACCCACAGAACCACCAGCAGAGCCAGCACAAACGCGCCCACGCCACAGGCCAGGGCCCGCTGCACCAGGGTGTCCCACCACCGGCAGTTGTCACGGCGGGCGCGGCTCACTCGCTTGATGTAATCCAGGGCGCGGCGGTTGCGGTGCTGCACCTCGCTCTCGGCCCAAATGGCGTCCATGATCTCAAAAGGATTTTCAGTGCTCATTTCTTTTTCCTCCAGTTGTTGAATAGTTCCCATAGGGAAAGCAAAAAAGATGCCGTGGCCATAAATAAGGCCAGTTGAAAAGCGGGGTCCTTAATGTCCATGTCAGACTCCCACGTTCAGCACCCCGGCCAGGGTGCAAAGGTTGAACCGCTGTTCCTGTGTCAGCTTTACCGGGGTCTCGGTCAGAAGCTTGGCAATGCTGCCTTGCCCGCACCCGACGGCAGCCGCCAGCTTTGTCTCGGAAAGAATGTGGTGGTTCTCCATGGCCTGCTGGGTGACCTTTCTCATGATCTCCTCCGGCGTTTTCATACTGCCATGCGCCCCCTCACGATTTTCTCGGCCACCTGGTCGGTCTCATAGGCCCGGCGCTTGGGACTCACCATGACGGCCTCAAGTCCCACCATCTGCGCCCACACCGCGCCGCCGCCCTTGCTGCGGCCCAGCTCCCGGTCTAACTCCCGGGGGGTCATCATCCCGCCGTAAAGCTGGCGGAGCATGCGCCGCTTCTCGGCAATGTCCTTGCCCAGACGGCTTTTTTCTGGTATACTACTCATAGGTATTTTCCTTTCTGCCGCTGTCGGGTCTCGCACACCCGGGGGCGGCTCTTTTTTTAGCCCAGTCGGCCAGGATGTCCACATAGTCCACATATCTGTGTGGCCGGATGGGCCGCTTGAACGGCGCGGTGTTGAACACCAGCACAAGGGCCTCCCCTATCCCGGGGTAGCTGTCGGTAAAGTAGTGATCCACCAACTCCCCGGCGCGGATGCGTTGCTTGATCTTGTTGTGGTACGGGTACATCAATGCTCACCACTTTCCTCGATTCCAAAGGCCAAGTAAGTAACAGAGCATCCACAAGCGTCTGCCACTTTTTGAAGAGTTGTAAGCTTCGGATTTCTAAGACCTCGCTCCCATTGAGCAACTGTTTGAAATTTGACCCCAAGCTTTTCGCCAAGCTTTTGTTGCGTAAGCCCAGCGGCCTTTCTGGCGGCCTTTATCCGCTGGCCAACTGTTTGGAGGTCGGCCTTCCCATTGGGAAGTTTCTGGTGAGAGTCGTTGGCCGCAACCTGTTCCAGAAGAATGTCCCGGATAGTGTCCGCAAGACTTTTTTCTGGTACGGGGATCTTGACCTCGTATCGTTCTTTCTTGTCTGGGGGCGATAGCTTTTCAAGAGCCACCGCCGCCCGCTCCGCGCTGTCCGCTATGCGTTTCAGTGCGTCCAGCAGTTCATAATCATATGCGCCGCCCATCAAGCGCCCCCCTTTCTTTGAGATGCTGGAAGCAACGTAGAGAGAGGAACATGAAATGCGTTTGCAACCTTACAAATCATTTGAAGCCTAGGCTGCCGCTTTCCGGTCTCCCATTGCCTGACCGTAATTGCTGGTGACTCGATTCGGGCCCCAAACTCGGCCTGCGTCAAGCCGTTCAACTCACGAAGCGCCCGTATTCTCTGACCAACAGACCGGGCGAAATCGTCTCCCATCACTTGTCCTCCTTGTCCGTAGATTCCGGGAGTAAGTCAAAAACCGGGGTACCCAAAGCGTCCGAAATCTTATATAGCATCTGCACTGTAATGCTTATACTGCCGAGTTCATACTTCGCCAGTGTTGATCTGCTAATCCCCACTTTTCTGGACAGTTCTTCCTGCGTATGCCCAGAGGATTTTCTGGCGCTCCTGATTTTGTCCCCTACCGTTTTATCGGTGTCAGAAAAACAATCATCAACCAGGCAACTGGTTCCTGTCGCCCGTGAAAACTGCATAGAAAGATCGCGGAAAGCCTCAGCGGAAATTTCTATACTTTCAGAGATCGAAGCCAAAGACTTCGCAATGCTGGCATCGTAAAATCCCATCATTCCACCGCCTAATCCTCAAGGACGCATGTCTGGAATAATATCTCTCAAGTTGCACCCAAGTGCATGAGCCAACACAAAAAGCGATTTGCATGTCGGGTTTCCCCTGCCAGATTCATAGCGTCTTATAGCAGAACCATCGACTCCGCATAGTTCGCCAAGTTCTTTTTGCGTCATCCCAGCAGAAAGTCGAAGGGATCTTATTCGATTCCCAATAAGTTTCAAAAAATCGTTCGGCATCTTTTATTCCTCCTCAATTAGATTTTCCCGCTTCTTCCTTCACCTGGGGCCCGGGCACCATGCCCAGGCCCTGCGCCACGCCAAGAAGCTGGTACTGCTTCTCGGGGGGCAACTGCTGACTGGCGGTGAGAATATCGTCCACCAGCTTTTTCTGTTTCTCGCTCACGTGTTGTCACTTCCTTTCGTGTCTGGTACAATGGCCTCGAAGGGAGGCCTGGTTATGCTTGAATCAATCGCCCCGGAATTTATAGGCGGGATAATGGCCATCGTGTGCGCCGTTATTGGTGCAAAAATTGCTACTCGCTCAGAAAGAAATCTAAAACGTGGCATATCACTGAGAGACGCATATGCAGACGTGCTTTCCAGGTACTATTACTTTTTACTGGATGATTCTGACAAGAATGTACTTGAAATCACAGCCGCCACGGAACGGGCCATGCTGATCTGCTCTCCACAGTCTGAACAGGTAATGAAAGAAATCATCGAACTGCTCTCCGCTGACCAAAGAAACGACCAGGAAATCGGCCTAAAAATTCAGGAGCTGAGGAAGCACGCTCAAAATGATTTGGAACACTACCTGGGCAAGAAGCGAGGCACCAAAGTAAAATAGAAATGCGCCGACTCCAAAATGCTTGCGGTGGTACTCCTTCAGCGGCTGTTCGATGTCTGGCTCAGCCATCTGGGAAGAGCAAGAACCATACAGGATTTTTGCCGCCTCTTGCCTGGACAGCCTGCCGCTGCGTTTATCGTTTTCCTCCATATTGCCGTTTTTCTTTTTCCAGGCCAATTGCTCACCTCCTTGTTTATTGTAAGACTATTATAAGTCTTATAAAGACATTTGTCAAGGCGTTTTGTTGATTAAATAAACATTTTGTTATTGACATTTTGAAAGTGCAACACTATAATAAAACTATCCAGAAAGGGGGGAGAAAATTGGGAATTGGCGAGCGAATAAAGCAAGTCCGAAAGGCAAAAAAAATAACCCAACAGACATTGGCTGATGCCATTGGGTTAAAAAGAAATACTATTGCCAATTATGAAATTGGGAATGTAGATCCAAGCGACCGCACCATAGCGGATATTTGCAGAAAATTTGATGTTAACGAGGAATGGCTTCGAAATGGAACAGAACCTATGTTTAGGCCAAAAACTCGAAACGAGGAATTGATAAAGTTTGCTACCGAGGTAGCTAAAGGAGATCAGAGCAATATTCAGGCTCAGTTGTTGGCCGTGATGACCCGATTGACAGACGAGCAGTGGGAAGTCTTGGCCCAGGTGGCAAAGGAATTTGTGGAAGAAACAAAAAAAGCCGGCCCCCAATAAAGGGGCCGGAAGGTAAATATTATTTTAAAACAACTTGAATTACCTCAAGAATCAGTTCAAGTTGTCTCATACTTGCCTGATCCAGCAGTTGGTTGATGCGGTCAACCATTTCTTTCGGTGTCATATGTGTGCCCCCTTCGTGTGCATCGCTTGTTATGTGTACAGTATAGTACATTTGTTCTAGTTTGCAAGTGGGCAAAATATCCAAGGTTTTTCTGTAAAATTCTATTCTTTGAGACTGTAAAAGGGAGGATTTTGGGACAGAAACGAGGTGGTGTGGTTGGGACTGTTAGCGAAACAAAAGAGAGAATTAGCAGAGACGTGCCTTTTGCTGTCTACTGAAAAAGATTTTGAGCGTGCTGCAAAAATTAGGCAAGAGGCCTGCAAATTAAATCCCCCTGGGAGCATAGGCATAGATTGGGGAGACTGGGAAAGCACATGGGCCCGGGACTCCCGTTACGTGGATTTTATGCTTTCAGAGGATTATTCGGACTGCGAAAACTCAAAAGAAAAAATTGAGTTTATGCAGGCTGGAATTTTCGTAGATTATCTTTTTGGTTTTAAGGATTGCTGGGGCGTCAAGCGCCAAGCTGAATTAAGTAAAGAAGTATTTAATTCTGAACTTTTGGAGAAGTTCTTAATTAAAGAAAATTGGGATTTTATTTCGGAAAACAGGGAGCTGATATATACATCAACAAAAAAGAGAAATATATCTGCTCGTATTTATTATGATGAAATAAAGAAAAAAGGCTTTCCAGATACAGCCCACCCAAAAATTTATGAATCGGGGGAGTATTATTTGGGATTTCTTCCTGGGGCGCCAAAAAGCGTTATAGAGGGAAGAAGAAAATGGCTCGAGACATACGATTTGTTTTGTAAAATGTCAGTTGCCGGAATAGATAAATTCCCAAAGACATATCAAACATTTGAAAAGCACGCGCTTTCTAATTCGGGTAAGTATCAAAAATGGATGTCGGAATACTTAAACAAAGGAGATGGGAACAGTGGCTAAAAATATGGTCATTGCCGGAGAATACCAAGGAAAGGGCGTAGGCGTAACATGCGGCCGCCCGTTTATCACCTTGAAGATCACAAAGCCTTTATACCTTGACAAAGACACCGTGGAATCCTATGAAGTTATTACGGAAGAAACCAGAAAGAGCGCGGCTTCCGGCGTTGCCCGCGGAATTGTGGGCGGGGCTTTGCTTGGCCCGGTCGGCCTTTTGGCTGGCGGTCTTTCCGCAAAAAATAAAGGCACTGTTACGCTGGCCGTTCAATTTAAAGACGGCGGAAAATCTTTGATCGAGGCCGATGATAAATTTTATAAAGCGTTAATGCAAAGAATGTTTTAAGGCTTAAAAAATTCCCCGCCCAGTTGCCGCTGGGCGGGGTTTTTGAAAGGAGGGATATAGGATGATCGTCACGAACAAAGGATTCTTGCGGCGGTGCCCAGAATGTGGGGAGCCTGTCACGATTGTGGGGAAATACGGCTTTCGGCCAGACGAAAGCCTGGTACTTCTTCAATGTGAGTGCCCAATTGAGCGTAACGCGAAACTTCCGCCGCAGGAATATAACGGATCTCTGCCACTTGTCCGGTGCCGGGGTCCCCTTTCCTGCGGGATTGAACCTCTGCCGCCCACTTTGCTTTCTGACGCACTTGATTGATGGCGGCCTGCAAAAGGGCGCATACTTCTTCTGCCGTTTCTGCGCTGGTGTAGCATGCAGCGTCGAGGATGCGGGAGATGTCAGCATCTAAATTTTTGGGGGGATTGGTGGCTTCCATGGTTGTCGCCTCCTTTTCCCAATTGTAACATACTTTACAATTTACAACAAGGGGGTGCGTT